GAACACTGTATCAGGATCGTCTGTAACAACAGCAAACGCGTCACCAGCAAGAGTACCACCGGGCCAGTATTGGCTAAATAGTTTTTGCTTAGTTGTTGGGTTTGTGTAAGAACAGCCAAGGAAGATACCAACCATACCGTAGCCTGCGCCACCTGTAGTGCTACCAGCACCAGTAGTAACAGTCATACGTGTAACGGTACCGTTCAAAGATATATTAACAAAGTCACCATAATAGATGTTTGTTGCATATCCGTACTGGATAGGGATTTGACGAGTAGAACCCGCAAACACCTGTCCACCAATCAGATTGATTGGCTTTAGCCCGTAAGGGGCTGATACTGTAGGAAAAGCCATTTAAATCTCCAAATTAGAAAGAACCTTTTCCAAAGGTCGTTGTAGTCTTCCTCTCGTTAAAGATTGGCATACGCGGATCACTTTGGCGCATAAGGTTGTTATCTACTGCTTGGGTCTGAGCATGTGTTTGCTTCGCATAGAATTCATTAGCTTGGCGAACAAAGTCTTCAGGAGTCTTACAAAGTAACAACCCGTCAATCTCAATGCCGTCTTTAAAACGACTATCGGGATCAACTAGCAGTCTAAATTTAGGTTGCTCTGCTATGCCAACAGGCTCCCAACCCTCACGAAATCTACTAGAGATATTCTTTGGATCGGCCTTGCCTAGCGAAGCCACTCTAATCCATCTGTACGCGTAGCCAGGTTCCTTATCAGGCTCAGGAAGTAATTCTGGTTGCTGCCACTGCTTAGGGCGCTCAGTAAGATTCCGAGATTCCATTTCACGCGTTAGTCTACTTTTTTCTGCTGTTTGAGTCATTTTATTACCCCAATTTAACTTGTTCGCGAGCGTATTGCTCATTGGTTAGTCCGAGCTTTTTAGCCAAGGCTTGCTGTGTTTTCGTGAGTGTCACCTGCTTAGGTGCAGTCGTACGTTTCGCAGAAGCGACTACCGTGCTTGACTTTGTTCGAGTAGGTTTAGTTTCCTCCTCGATTTGGACATTGAGGCCGAATTCTTCTGGGAACCGACGTCTAACTTCCTTGTCGATACTGTTGAAATATTCGTCAGTACCAATATAAGCGCCACCGTATTTTTCCGCTAGTTCTTCGTGAACACCACGGGCATAGCTGCTCATACTTTTCTTTTTCGGATCAGTAAACCAGGGGTTTCTGGACACCCAGCTTGCAACTTTTGGGTCCATCTGCTGTTGTGCAACAGGTGGTACATGGCTCGTTTGTACACTATTTTCTTCGGTTTGTACAGTGGGTTTGAAATTTTTTGCTTTATCTAGCTTCAATTGGGCCTTAATTAACTCTTGTTGAGCCTCTAAAACCTTGTCACTGTCGCCAGAATCATACGCTTCCTTGTAGTTGCGCTTAGCTAAATCAACTTCAGATTCCGCTGAAGTTTTGTAAGTTGACAAAAGTTCTTTCTCGCCTTCATGCAACACAGTCTTAAGACGCTTATTTTCTTCAAGCATCCTTTGGGCCATCGCCAAAGCTTCTTGTTGCTCACGATAAGCAGCTTCTTTAGCTCTACGCTCATCATGCCAAGCCTTCTTATACTGCTTGAACTTTTGCTTTACGTTTTGGGAATAGTCCTCGGCTTCATCGGCCTGCTCTAATTCCTCTTTGATTTTCTCGGGTAAAGGCTCGATATGCTGATCTTCAACGGGAGTATCGTCAATAACTTTGACTTCTACTTCCTCATCGTCTTCAATCTTTATATCTAACTCTTCTTCTTGGGGTTTTCCCTTATTGTCAACTTCATCTGGAAATTTGAATGCTTGCATGTTCGCTCCTTAAGGACGATAAATTCCGCGTGGGTCTTCTACGACTCCCTCGACGGTATCTTCATTGATCATACGGAATTCTTTTCCGTGAATAATTAATCTAGCGCCTGCGTTAGGTCTCACTAAAACAAAATCGCCAACTTTACACCAGGGGGTTGAGTACCTAGTTTTGTCTGTATAGCAATCGGGTCCCATAGCAACTACGAACAAAACTGTTGTGAGAAGTTCTTCGTTCCTGATGGTTTCATCGGACTTAGCAATACCGCTTTCAAATTCCTTTTCTTTCTCTGGAATAGCGCAAAGTATTTTCCATCCTGACGGTCTGGGCAATTGTGTTGCCTTTTGCTCCTGTGTTTTATCCAATATATTGGACAAGTCTACCGCTTGGGTCAAATCGACCATTGCTGTATCATTCATCTGATTCCTCTATGTTTTTTGTCAGGTCTGTGATGTATCTGCGCACGGTGAGCAGACCTGTAATTTCCCCACACATTGCACAGTATTCCGCATAGTCCTTGGCTGATCTACAACCAAGGGCTTCTTCAAGTTGTCTAACCTTTTCATCGACTTTTTGAGCGACTAATTCGGATAGTTTTGAGGTTTCATAGCTCATTTATTGTCCTTTTTTGGCTGTTTTTGGGCCATTTGGGCCTGTTTTTCAGCTTGTAAACGTCCTGTTTCTGCTTGTTTTTCTGCCTGCAAACGGGCTGTTTGAGCCTGTAATTGGGCATTATGGATCTGCGCCGCAGTCTGATTTCGTGAGTTTTCAGCCTGTGTTTGGAGCATAGCCATGTGTTTTTGCATTTCTACAGCATTTTTAAAGCCTTCGACCTGCTTTTGATGATCTGCAAGCTCTTTTGCCTGCAGGGTTTGAACCGCAAGTTTCGCTCCGTCTGTTTGCTGAGTAGCTTGTATCCTTGCTGCTTCGATCTGTAACTGCTGTGCTTTGAGCTGAGCATCAGATTGATCTTTCTGAGCCTTGCGTTGCAGGTCTTGTTGCTTGATCTGTAGCTCTTGTTGTTGGAGCTGGATAAGCGGATCTTGAGCCTGTTGCTGGGCTTGCTGTTGTTTAGCCTCTTGCTGGTGTTGCTGTAACAGTTTTTGTGCTGCTTGAGCTGCCATTTGAGACACTCTAACTTCCATCTGTGGGTCCATAGGGGTATTCCCTGTATCTTCATCGTATGGTGGCAATGTTTGGCCCATTTGCTGTTCAAGCTCCTTGCGATACTCCATACCCAGATGCTCTGTAATATGTGCAGACATCGCCGCCATCAACTGCTGAGCCAACTGAGGATTCATACCCACAATCTGCTGGATGTGCGGGTCTTGCATCGCTGACATATGCACCGCAATGTGAGCCTTATGGTCTTGATAATTGAACGCCTTCACAGGCTTATTACGCAATATATCTTGGTTCTCAGACACAGGGTCACGAGGTTTAATATCATCCTCGATGGGGACAAGTTTCTGATAGTTCTTTATCCCTATTACCTCCAACATCTGACGATGTAATAGCGGAAGGTCATAAATCTGCGGTGCTGTTTGTGCGAGTTGCAAAGCTGCCTGATACTGGACAACTTTCTGAGCCATAGTCGCCGCATTTGGATCACTGACAGGTATGATGTTGACCGACATATAGTCACCATGCTTAGCCCGGCGGTTGCCAGAGTCTGGGTCATAGTCATACTCATCTGTACAGCTCTCAGCAATAATGTCCTTGAGCAACTCAAACTCTTGACGCATCGCATAGTGTATCCGCGCCTGGACAGCACTCATCGCTTTAAGAGTTCTCTCGAGGATCGCCAGTGTTGTTCCTACAGGAGAAGCTGCACTCATATCACTAACTTGTAAGTCAGCAGCGCCAGCAAACTTTCTACCTTCTTCGATGATGCTATTAAATAGTGTGAACAGAACCTGGCTTGGCTCTTTGTATGGGAGCGGCATGATGTTGTCACGCATACTGCCACTTGGTACATCTACGTCACGGAACTCTCCAGGTGCTATTGGTGTGTCATCACCTTTCGTACGCAAGCCTCTAGTTTTGAAGCCCCCAGGGAGGTTAGATAATGTGCCAGCGTCCACAAGCTGACGAAGAATGCTAGTACCAGACTTAGCAAAAGCCCCGATGAGATGTATAAGGCCAAAAGCATAAAAACCAAAGCCTGGTATATAAGGGTAATGAACAAAATGCTTACGTTTTTTATAAAGCTTATCGCCTTCTTTCCAATTTCTACGTATTGAGAGTACATTAGTTGTTCCTTTGTCAATAGTCACGATGTAAGGCAATGCTAAACCTGTGGGTTTGCCTTCGTCATCAACATCCTCAAACCCTGGCAAGTCCCACTCTACCTGCATCTCAAGCAGTTTGTATCTGCTATCTGTCTCAGCTCTAAAGCCTAATTTTTCAGCAATTTTCTTCTCTACTTCATCAAGTACATTGCTTGGCTCGCCAAGGTCAATATCTCTATAAAAGCCTGAGTGAATGAGTCTCTTCATCTCATTTTCTGTCTTACGCATCACGTGCGTAATCCGCTCCGCTGTCTCTAAATCTGACGCGCCGTATGGAACCACAACATCTTCTGCAGGTACATAGACAGACGTTTGTCTATCAAGATCAGGATCTTCATAAACTTTTTTGAACGCATTACCTGATAGTCCCAAGCCCCACAACATGCGCTCATGCTCTGGTCTGTATTCCTTCATCACCTCTGTCAGCTCGTAGTTCATATCATCACGAACACGCTCAGCTGCTTCTTTCTTCTCAGGTGTCTCCTTGCCAATGATTGCTGTCTTAACAGGACCCGCTGCAGGAAACGTCTCCATCATCGTCTCAGCTTGGAACTTCACAAGTGCTTCTGCAAGGAGTGGGTGGAATACACCGCACGCACCAGGCCAAGGCTCAATACGTTCTTCGATCTTTAAGCCAAGAAGCTCAAGTCCATCGGTGTAAGTCTGTATCCACTCTTTACGTGAACCAACGTCTGCTTCGTAGTCACCAACTAATTCGGCAGCTATCTTTAGAAGCTCGCCTTCATCCATGTACTCTGCTAAGTTATCGTCAAAGCCTTCTTCATTTGCATCAGCTTTCTCCATGTGCATGGCAAAGCCAGGGCCTTCGATATCTACTGCTTCTGGGTCTTCGATGTGAATCTCAAGAGGCTCCTCGCCGTCCCCTAATTGGTCTAACCCTTGTGGGCCTTGATATAGTGCTTTATCTATTGACATATGTATCCTTAAATTAGTTTGTTAGTGCCAGCAAGGGGCTTATCAATCATTCCACCTTTTGCTCTCAGTAAAGCTTGTGGATTTAATTTATGTAGATCACCGCCACCCATAGGTGCGCCTGTTAATGGGACTGCCCCCATTGATCTTTCTATTCTTGGTTTTGGAATAACTTCTGTAATCTCACTTCCAAAATGCACCCCACGGCCTTTGCTACCAACAGGGCTTTGATTACTTCCAAATAATTCTAAAGGCGCATGCCCGATTTTAGGTGTTGTAGTATATGGCGCTTCAGCTAATACTTTTCCTTTTTCAAACTTACCAAACCACATACTCTCACCTGGTTCAGTCGCTTTTACCTGCATCCTGCCTGACCCCTTTTCATCTCTGATAGGAACCATTTCAGTTGCTATGGTTTGATTTTGAAATGCTCTAGCTAAATCTTCTGCTCTATCACTTGGCACAAAAACAGTTTTTTGTGATGGAGGTTGTAGTTCTTTTCCAGTTCCTAGCATATTAGATGGTTCTCTATATCCAGTTGTAGATAAGTCATCATGCTGCGCATAAGTAGACCCACGAGCAGTCGCAAATAGATTCTGCACGTTATCCATATTCTCTAAAGGTCCGTAATCATATTCCATACATTACCTTAATAATAAGCGGGTCGCTTACGATACTCTCGTAAGAACCCATCATCTGGTTCATCGTTTGGAAGGCGAAGGAATCCTCCTTGCCTAAATCTGAGGAGCGCGAGTGTTGTAGAGTCCACCAAGTCATCATTTGCGCCGCTTGGGAAATCATTACATTCTTCTATGACCTCTTTTGCCCATCTGCGGTCTGGAGCCCACACTATGCCTGAAGCAAATAGATCTGATACTGCATTAACTCGTGCGATTTTATCCTGCCCTTTACCTGGAGTAAACTCCCCCACCGGGACGCCCATCCGTCTAAATTCTTGGTACAAAGCCGATCCGTTGGACTTCTTCTCAACCATGAACGCATCAGGTTGCCACTCTTTATATTCTTCCAGCACCAACTTCTTAAGCTCTGGATACTCCATTCGCTTCTTGATCGCATTTAATAATATGATCGCGAAGTTATTTGTCTCTTCATTAAAGAACACGCCCCAAGTTGTTAAGGCGTTGTAGTCTGCTCTATTATTAGTTTCTTGTGCTGCGTCAAGTGACATGATGGTGAACTCACACATGGGCGGATTATCTTTGTCCCATATCTTCCACCATTCTCGCTTGATCAAAGCTCCTTCTTCTGATACAGGATTTTGCATATACTGCGCATTCCAGTACCTAATATCAAGTGCGGCTTTCTTTGCATACAACTCTTCTACAGGCCAGAACTCAGGCCATAACGCTTCACCGTCTTCTTTAATTGCAGGGAACTCAATCACTTCCCACTTGTCAACTGCATCATCTTTATTCATCTGGCTAACTATCTGACCAGTCAGATCAAGCTTAGACCATCTGGTCATGACGACCACAATAGCACCTCCAGGCATAAGACGCTGCAAAGGACCAGATTGAAACCACTCCCAAGCAGGAAGAAATACTTCAGGTTTTCCAGTCTTAGCTTCTTGTTCCGAATGTGGGTCATCAATAATAAAAAGGTCAGCGCCTCGACCAGCCAAAGCACCGCCAACACCGATAGCAAAGTATTCGCCATTGAAGTTTGTCCCCCACCGTGACGCTGACTTACTATCAGCTTGTAATTCTATTTGCGGAAAAATATCCTTATACGAATCCGAACCCACAAGATTACGGACTCGACGACCAAAATTAACTGCAAGATCAGCAGTGTGAGACGCCATAATAACTTTTTTTTGCGGATACTTTCCAAGGAACCAAGCAGGTGCGAGGTAGGAAATAAGTTCAGACTTACCATGTCGTGGCGCAATGTTAACGATAACACGCTTGCTTCTTCCTGCGGCGATATCTTCAAATATTTGAGCGAGCTTAAGATGGTGAGGGCCAACCTTGTAACCTGGATATACATGCTTAACAAAGTCCAGAAAAGAATCCTTTCCAACCGACTGAGTAATTTGTATTTGATATTGGCGAAGGAGCTCAAGTGTTTTCCTTTTTTGTTTATCAGGCATCGTCGGAAGTGCCTGACGAATTTTGAACAGCTGCTCTGGAGTTATATTAATTGCCGTCATTCTTAACTATAGTTTTAGCTTCGACATCAATAACTTTTGTCTCAATACTCTCAAGAGTTTGTAGCAGTTCTTTCTCGACCTCTTCCATCGTTTGATGTTTGACAGTCATCTCACTGCGTTTCTTAAACGCATCGACACCATCAATCTCACCTAGTTTAGATAGAGCAGCAACGCGTATCTTGGAGTCCCGTGCATTCTCTACTTCCATGATCAACTTGTTGACCACGTACATCTTTAAGTCTGCGAGATCATCAACGACTGCAATATTGGTTTGTGCAACCATGCCTGCAAGGAAGGCTAATGTTTCGTTGGGGTATTTAGAAAAGTCTGGTCGATGATGAGGATCTTCCATCATCTGTTTAGCTATTTGCTTGGCGGTGTCAACATCACCTGTACTTGGTACGAGAGGATTTCCTGTGAGATCAGACATGAGCTTAATAACATTGGCTCGCATCTCTAATTCTTGTGCAGGAGATAATTCAGGGAAAGCTTCCGCTGCGCTGCTAGGCAACGGTATATTCTCTTCTATCGGAGGGATCATCTCATCCATGTCTACCTTTATTGATTAGTAGTTGAATCGGATTATATATTAAAACTGGACGAACTGCGATCTGCCACGACTTATTAGGGTCCTTTTTTGGCAGGGACGAGTTATGGAAAATTTTTTATATATTTAAATTGGGCGCGATGTAACTTGACATATAAGGGGGTGGGTTTTGAAAGGTGGATTATCGTTTGGGTATGGGTAAGGTTGGGTGGTGGGAGGAGAGGCTCATTTAAAAAAGGGGGGGGGGGGGGCGCCCCTGTGTACCCCAAACTGGACATATACCCCA